GCTCTCTGGCTTATGTAGAACAGTGTTAGGTAGCAATGATCCAACTATAGCTATGGGTACATCACTAATAAAGCCCCACAGAGGGCCTGGAGTGACCACGTAGGGTGCTGTTATCGCTCTATCAGAAAATCCTTCTTCACGGAATGTAGTTATACAATCTTTAGCTTTAAATGCCTCTATAAATAAGTCACCAAGACGTATGGCCTTATCCTTAGGTAGTGGTTCACCTCCCATGTAAGCACTCAGGGATTCCCCTATTGCTACAGATACAGACGTTAACTTAGCCATACCCGCTATGTCACCGTTAGCATCACGAGAGAATTTTAACTGGATCTTCTCAGATGCTAGGTATACCATAGTGGGTAATTTAAGTTTGTAGTCAGGGTGAAAGGCTAATACTATGCAACCAGTATTACCTCTAGGGCTATTGATGTTAGCCTTTTCTACACGTTCAATCAGATACTCAGCTATTTGTTCGATTAAGTTCATCGCTAGGCTGCTCCGTTAGAGTGAAGTTAAGTGTTCGTGGGTACTACTACCTTCCCCGTAAGTTTTCTTCAGTTCAGGTCGTAACATTATAGCATCTAATACATCCCTTTTGGGAATTTTACTGTCTATTATCCTATCTATTACCTCTTCTTCATTCATATTCCTTCCATCTTTCTGGTTGAATGCAGATGTCTTCATATAACTCATTTCGTATAACAAGTTATCCAATGGGGATAGCAGCAGTCCCGCATCATCTACCACGTTACTCTCATAACGTAGTGGTTCATTCGTTAATTCATCCATTAGAAATCCTCCGTTATTACATCTACACTGGTTAAACGACCTGTATCTATATCATAAGATGCAGACCCTGCACTACCTGTTACACCTGAGAAACGATTCTTTAGTACAGAGAAGTTTACTGTACTACGTTTGATTGGATCATCAGATGTTAAGTCCCTAGAGAACCCAATGATATCAAAGGATACTTGCTTAACACTACCTGAACCTTTAATATCATCCAATGAGGGCATCTTACCCTCCTCAAATGACTTCCCTTGTAACCCTGTTTTACGTAGGTGGCTAATCAGACCTATCCATACATGATGCTTATTACAGATACGTAACAATTCATTCATCATCTTGTCAGTAGCCTCATTACCTGTCAGCTTCTCTACACCCTCACTTACTGCGATAGTTAAGTGGTCAAGAATAAGATACTTACAACCCATGAGTGCTAAGTATTCTATCTTGTCTACTAGACTACCATCTGATACAGCGCCTTGGTGGTCTAGTAATATCAGTCTCCCGTCTCCAAATACTTCATCGAAGGCTTTTCTTTCTTCCTCCCTTGTAGTATCCCCCATAGACATATCTTTTTTCAGGTGCATACCAATAAACTTACCAGCAGTGTAACCTACCGACTCTTCTAACGATATCATACCAACTTTCTCTTCAGTTGTAGCTAGTATGTGTAGTACAGTCTCTTTGATGATACTACTCTTACCGATAGAAGTACCTGAGGTAAATAAGGTGATCTCACCCTGCCTAATACCTTTCAGCTTATCTTGTACAACAGCTAAACAAGGTGGATAGGGTATAGTGGGGATTTCCTTCTTATCACGATAGGCTTCCCATATAGATTCACCTGACATTATGCCAGCGGGGTTGTAGGGTTGAGCATTCCAGATAGCTCTATTGACTTCCATATACCCATGCTTAGTATACTCATCAGAGGCATCTTTCTCTTTACCCTTAACTATCTTAACCTTATCATAGCCACATATCTTAGCTAACTTTAAGATCGCTTCCTCGCCAGCTTTATCCGCATCCATCCATAGATATATTTCATCAAATGACCTTAGCCACTCTCGTTGAGCTAGGGGTGCTTTCATATTACTAGCAGAAGCTAATGATACTACAGGATAAACCACACCTTTCTGTTCATAGGATTCAGCTATGGCTAGGGTATCTTCTTCACCTTCAGTGATAACTAAACGCTTACCACCAGCAGGGAAGTTTTGTTGACCGAAGAGCTGATCACCCATATCACCTTGGAACCTAAAGGTCTTAGGCATGTTCCTTACCTTGGAACCTAGTTCCTCTCTATCCTTATGATAGGGGTAGTAGACTATATCTACTTGACCATTAGAATCATAGGAACTTCTGACCCCAAACATCTCGGCTATCTTCTTACTTATCTTTCGTTTAGCAGCGGTACCATAGGGTAACCCACTGACAGGTATGACTGCTTCTGGTTCTACTTGCACATAAGACTCCTTAGGCTTCTCACCTTCTTCATAATTATAATAATTAGTGGAGCAGCTAAAGCAGTACCCAGATAACCTGCCATCATCCTCCAAGTACACTGCCACTGCGTCTGAACTGTCACATTTTGCACAACTGCTATGCTTTTGAAATTGACCGCTTCCCATGACGTACTCCCTTATCTTCTGTGAATTGAATTTCTGTTAGTGTAAAGTTGATGAACTCCTTCCCCTTACCTACTACAGTTTTGCTGGCTGCGATATGCATAATCTGCTTATCATCAAACCCGAACCATCTTTGTAGGACATCTAACAGAGTTTTAATAGGATTATCCACATCACTAAGTGACGTAGCAAAGCCCCAATGGATATCAAGCTTGAACCTCATGGCTTTAACATCCTTCCCTCTAGGTATTTCATATCCAAATAATTCCAATGCCATCAACTCTTCAAATCTCTTATACTTGGCACTCTTCTTGCGCTTCAGAGTATAAGCAGCATTGATTGACAGAGGTTTTACGGAACAATCCATATGTAGTTCCCATAATTCCCTACTGTAATTAGGCATTTAGAATCTCCTTCTCACCTGTACGTATGTTATACCTTTCATTAGGTCTTTGACGTATATAGATAAGATCAGTCATAAGTTGACAATAACTCATATAGTCTGTGCCTTTATGAAGGTCACGGTAGGCTTGCTTCACTATATCCAAACGCTTACCCATAGGGGATAACAACAGTAACTTCTCAGCACCTTTGATACCAACACCTTTGATACCCGGAATACCGTCTGTACTATCACCCATGATCATTTGCACATGTAGCATCATATCAGCCGCATCAGCATCAGCAGGATAGTGCTCATCCTTCTGAGGGTTGTAGATAGGTACTGCTACAGTACGTAGATCTTTATCAGGGCTAATTATTGTACCTCCATTCTCTATCGCTAGGTAGGCCACCACATCATCAGCTTCTTCACCGTCAGATTGGATAGCCTTGTAATGCCCCACTAATCGAGCATACACAGCGTCCATGATAGCCTTCTTTTCAGGGTCTTCCTCAGACTTACGATGAGATTTATAACCATCATAGAGATCATGCCTAAAGTTACCCTTACCCTTAACTACAAATACTACATCATCTATATGTGCCCATAGACTTGCTAGGACTGCCTCTATAGAGTGATCTAACTTTTCTAATGCTTCTTCGAGTGTCTTATCACCCCAAGAAGCTACATATACTAATGAATCAGCATCATAATAATATTTCATTATTTATCACCCCATGTGCTATTGATCACAACTGCATAAACCCATACTGCCCATACCAATACTATAGCTACTAACATTAGTGAACCTCCAAGTAATCATTTCCACATTTAACATCACCCGCACACATGAGGGTAATACCGAACTTCTTAGGTGTTTCTGCAAAGCAATGACGGATAATAACTTCAGCTGCCTCTTTATCTTTAGGATTTATTTCCCAACTACACTCATCGTGATATGCAAGTAGCTGTAAGAACTCTATGTCAGCAGCTTCAAATGCTTCATTGATGTCTACGATGGTATGTTTAAAGATAATAGCCTCTGTACCCTGAATAAGATAACAGAAGGCCTTATAACTCTCTTCTACGATAATCTTTCGACCATCAACACCCATTAAATATCCTCTCTGTGCAGCAACTTGTGATTTCTGAGTTAACTCACGTAGGGCAGGCCAACGGTTAAGAAACTTATTCTTAGCTTTATTACCCGCTGCCTCAGGTATCTCTAGTATTCTGGCTAACTTACGTCCACCAGCACCAAAGGCCCATGCAAAGAAGAAAGGTTTAGCTTGGTTACGAGTACAACCTATAGCATCAGCATTTTTCTGGTGTATATCACCACTCATTATTTCATTGATAAACTCTTTATCCTTAGAGAAATGAGCCATGATACGAGCTTGATAAGCTGCACCGTCTGCTGATATAATAGTCTTACCCTCAGGTACTTGGAATAGCTTACGGATTTGTGAACCATAAGCGGCTTTAGGTGAAGGTATATTAGCTATACCAATATGGGTTTGCCTACCTGTTGCAGCACCTATATCAATTACATCACCATGTAGTCGTCCATCCCAATACATTTTCTCCCAACCTTTAAGAACAGCCTGTCTTGCCCTTAGTGTAAAGAATCTATCTATCATAACACCAATTGGCCCTATTCGAGTTAGAGCAGTGGTGGTTAGTTTAGGTGAGGTCTTTACAAATGAGCCATCGACTCTTTTAAAGTTCCAATCATCCCATACAACACCATTACGTTCTAGGTAGTCTTTCAAGTGATCCTGATTACCTATACGTGCAGGTGTTAGTACACTACGTTGGAATTGAGTACCAGCCTCCATTGGCGGGGGTACTTTGAGGGCATCTGAAGGATCTACATAGACTCCCAGAAATTCCCCCAAGACCCTAGCAGATACTGAAGTGTATTCCCCGTTTTTCTTATATTTAGGTGTCTTGGGTTCTTTATCAATCATTATTGTGATTGAACCAAGTAGGGGTTCTACGGTCTCTTCAATAGTGGTTAGCTCTTCCTGAATTAAATCCATTAGAGCAATCTTACCTTCTTGATCGAACTGCCAACCATTAATACATTGCATGGATGTGTAATGTGACATCCTATGTTCAATATCAATAGCCTGTTGGTACTTACCAGCAGTTCTCTCCAGTATGATAGCAGCCTCCCTTACTACTCTTTCATAGATAGCTTCGTTAACCGTTACATCTTGAATACAATACGCCATCATTTCGGGTGTATACTTAGACCAGTCTTCATACGCACCCTTGGGGAAACTAAGGTTCTCACCCCAAGACTTCATGCTATGTTTACCTATTCTATTGAACTGATTCAGCCTAGACATAATCAACGTGTCATAGACTTTCTCATGAGGTACATCATAACCTAGTACCTTGGCAATGGCAGGCCCATCAAACCTTATGAAGTTGTGACCTATAATACGATCAGCAGCTTCCATGTAAGGTATAGCGGCAGCATTATCAGGTAGACTATCGTCATAGTCCGAGAATGATAATGTACCACCGCCTACTTCTTTGATTGCTATACACCAAATCGAGGTTAATTCCGTTAATAACCCATCGGTTTCAATGTCTACAATTATATTCTTCATATTAACTCCTATATATCTTGACCTTCTTCAGAGCCATTTAAACTAGGCTCCTCCGGGGTGATGTACCCGTCTTCGATAAGTACTTGCTCTAGCATATCTACGACATCCTTAGCAGCATAATGTCCTCGGGTGTATAGCTTTACTAGATCAATTACCTTAGTTGATAGTAATTCTACATCACCCATTTAGACAACTCCTGCAAGATAACAATGGCGACTACACCCGCTGCAACTCCAGTGATACGATCAATCTTAGTTTTTTTAGTAAGATAAACAGGGCATCGATTGCCATGGTCTCTGCGATAGTTAGCACGGTTTTTACCTACTTTACCGCAATGCTCACATTCCCAAGGTTGTTGTGTTCCTTTAGTTTTACTTGACATAATTAATTCCTCTCATTAAAATTAGGGGCCATCTCTGACCCCCATAGGTTAAAACTCTTCAGCTTCTACTGCATCACCTTCAACACCGAAGTCATCACCACCAGACTTTGGCTCATACTTCACTAGATCAGTGATTTGAATGGCCAATAGCTGTACACCAGTCCCTTGCTTACCGTTAAAGTCATACTCGTAAGAGAACACTTTAACATGCCCTTTAGAGCCATGACCGATAGTACGGGGATCGATAGCTGTCTTAGACTTAGCAGCATCTAGTACTTCAGGAGCTTTGTTAACATCACCAGCCTTGT